TTAAAGAATTGTTCATAAGTTTCTTTATCTTCTGATTCGTTAACTTCTGGTTGTTCTTTCCTAATATCATATTTGCAATTTGGGCATTTATGTGGATACCTGCCTCTACTTTTATATACTAATTGTCCACAACTTGAACATATGATATGTAATTTCAAATTCTTATTAATACTATTACCTCTATCCCCACCCATACCAACAGCTTGTTTAAATGTAGATAAGTCTTGAGATAAATTAGCACTTGAATTTTCATCTTCCTCTAAGAAGTGTCTATTATATAGTAAATCAAATGTTATCATATTATATTCCTTTTATTTATTGTTTTAATTTAAAAGTAAATATTATTTCACCTTTTTCATTAGATATTCTACTTAATCCATTTTTTAATAATTTAGTTACATCACTATCATAATAATCTTTCATTTTGTTCATTATTAAACTCCAATATTTACCAGCAATATCTAATATTCTTACATCAAATGTTTTAATATTAGATCCTTTCAAAAAAGTTTCTATTACTTTAGCTTCTTCTTCACTCATTATTTTTTCATTTAATCCTTCTTCACTCTCATTTATTTGATCATAATACTCTAAAAATTCATTTTTTCTCATTTTCTTTTATCATATATTAAATTAAAATCTACATCAACAACAAAGTTATCAACTGCATTTTGTAGAAATACTGTTATATAAAAATTTATTATACCACCATTAGTAACATAATTCAATCCATAATTACTAATACTACCATAATATCTTTTTAATACTAATTCTATATCATTGTAAACCATTTCTCTAACAATATTTATTTCCCTACTATTGATAGTTAAATAGTTATTTTTAATTTCTAAAAATCTATGTTTTAATTCTTCAACTATAAAATGATTATATACATCTTTTATAACTAGCTTACTATGAAAAATTTTATTGCCATATACTAGATTTTTACCATTTCTATTTATAACTGTATTTATATTATTACTAATTAAACTTTTTCTTTGTGCTTCTGTTGGTTTAAATAATAATTTTGACTGTGTAACATAATCATCTAAATCAATTGGTAACTTTAATTCTTTAGCGAAATATAAACCAGCATAAATTCCATTCATAGGAAACCAAGAATATCTATAATTATATTTATCCCAATCTCTATACATATTAGCAATTATTACAGTACCATCTTTATGAGTAGTATAATATGAGCTATTTACTTTAAAATCTTCTAGTAGTTTTCCACCAATATCTGTTTCTTGAATATACCTACTAACATCAGTTGGACTTACAAAAATTGCTTTATTAGATATGCTACCAACTAAATTTAAACTATCTTCAAAATCAAATGATAATATACTTATTACTGTATCATCATTTTCTAAAATATTTATTGCACTTTCATAATCTGCTTGTACTAATGTGAAATCAGAACTTCCAACAGTATCAACAAAAATATTATCATCTAATTCACTTTCAAATGTTTCAACTTTAGTTAATGAATCACCAGTTTTAACATATATTAATTCTAAATCTTTATTTTCATCAGTATATGATAAAGTAGCACTTTCATTTAATTCATATAAACCATTAACTATTTCAATTACTATTATAACAAATTCATTATTATCAAAATCTGGAGTTCCATCTGTTAAATCTAAGTAAGTTTTCAAATTACCATCATAATCAATTAATGATTTTCCAAATATTGATAAATCAACATCTGTGAATATTGACTTATTATAATTAGCAGAACTTGAACAAATACTAACTGCTATATTATAATCTTCATCAAAACTTCTAACATCTCTAGCAATTACTTTGATTTTCTCTGTAACTGTTAGAGTATCAAGCGTAGTCTTTGCTATAACTGGGTTAAAACACTGTTTAATTCCACTTCTAATGGCAAGGCTAGTATTATCATAGGTTAGACTACAATTCTCGATATTTGCTATGTTTATAGGTCTTATAATCTTTAAATTTTGAGAATATTTTAAAAAGTCATATGCAACATACCATTTTTGATAATTATCTAATGCTGGATCACCCAATGTAGATAAATCATTTAATGGATAATTACAATAACCAGTTTCAGAATTTAAAATAAATCCACAATATAAGTCGAATTCTGTATCTTCTATTGATTTTATGTTTCTTATATATTCATTGATTATAACTGACAATTACATAATTCCTTTAATGTATTACTTGTTTTAATAACTCATTTTTAAATCTAATTAAACTATTTTGTAAAGATATTATTGATGACCTTAAGGAACCAACATCATGAACAGCCATATTTAATAAATCATCAATCTCTCTTTTGTTTTCACCTAAGAAATCATATACTTTATCTAATTCTAAATCTGCTTTTTTCCACACTTTCACAAAATTTTTGCCTTGTTTATTCTTTTCTTTTACTAATTTCTTTCCATCAATCACATTTTTCTTAACCCATTTAATACAATCAGTAACATATTCTTCAATGTCTGTTTTATGTAAATTTTCTTTTACTTTTTTCTTTTTAGAGAGAGTGAGTAGTATTTTTAAATCACTTAATATACTTTCTTTTGTTTTATTTCCCGTTACATTTGAATTTGTACTATTTCCTCTATACCAACCTAATGCTCCATGTTTGTCTATTGTTACACCTGACCAAGAATAGTCACTTTTAATTTTTAACGAAAACTCAGAACTAAACGCCTGTGCATAAAATCTATCATCAGATGAATTAACAACATCTTTAGCATAATTTCTTATATGCTCATGTTTTATATCATCATAACTTTTAGTTTCATTCAAATCACCCTCATTCAATTGCTCATAATACTCTTTAAAATTCTTTTTCATTTTATTATATCCCTCTAATTTTTCTCTTGTAATTCACCTAAAAGTCTCATATTCCCAAATATTTTAGCAAAACCACTTAAAGTTCCTCTATTAACTTCCCCATTACCATACACTTTAGATTTACCACTAATATTACCATTTATTATCTTAGCATTATCATAAATTTTAACATTACCAGAAATATTTGATGGGCGATTACCATCACTTTCAATTTTAGCTTTACCTGAAATTTCTACATCTTCACTAATATGAGAATCCCAAATTTCTACATTATCAGATATCTTAGCATTACCTCTAATTGTAGAATCTCCATAAACTAAAGCATTACCTGTAACTAAAGATCCTTCAAAAACTAAAGCATTACCTAAAACCACACAATCACCTTTTTTACTTAAATTTTTCTCATTCTGAATATAACCACCCAAATCACCAGATTTCACATTATATTTAGATATATCTTTATGGTATTTAATTCTATAAAGTGTTTTACCTCTCATATTTTTTAGTATCAGTTTTTAATAATTCATATTTCTTTTTACCTTCAGTTAATATAATACCCAGCGTCTCTTCATAATATTCTTTAAAATTCTTTTTCATCTTATTTATCCTTTTTATTTTTATTTATATACTTTATAAAGTACTCAAAATAAATTGAGTACTCTAAAAATACATTATTCTATACAGTTTCTTCTAAAGAATAACCTTGCTCTGTCATTTCTAATTTCACATAAAAATGTTCAATCACCCCAGACGGAGTAATTTTCAACATTATATTCATCTCATTAGATTTTTCACCTTTAATTACTGGGAATATTAAGTCAAAACTTTCAAGACCATCTGAGTTCTTAATATTATTTAAGAATGGCTCAATTAAATCTTTAATTCTTTTCTTCATATTATCAGACTTAAATTTAAACAATTGTGGAAATAGATTATTCTTAACAAATGTTTCAATCTTATTAAGCATCAAACGATATGAAAGAACTTGGAAAAGTCCTTCAGTTCTATAACTAGTTAAGTTTGAGAACAATATTGGATTAGACATACTTGAATTAATATACATTGTATTGATTGCATTTTTATTTAATTCTTCCCTAAAATCTTCTTTAGGTATAAATGCAGTTTTAATGTGATTGTTAATAGTTCCATCTGGAGAACCAGCTATTGGAAACCAAACACCTTTAGTACTATCTTGTCTTTTCATCATTCTAGCAATATCACCTGCATAAGTCAACCATCTAAACTTGTTATTATAAGTATCTTCATAATACTTCATTGAACATTGATTAACACCTGTATACTTACTAAACTGTGTAAAAGTACCACTAAATAAATTAGCTCTTTGATTACCAAATTCTTCAACTAAACTTTCAGTAATTTCATCTTCTGTTTGTCCTAAGAATAATGAACATCAACATTATCCTTGTCTAAGAATACATCAGCACTTGATTCTATATCAGTTGTTGATAAATTAGCATAATCTGTAATTGTAACACTATCACTATCTTGTGGAGATAAATCATAAATAATTAAATCTGTAATTGAAAACCCTTCTGAATTATGATAAGATAAATTGTCATCATAACTAGCACTTCTTGGATTACCATATTTACTATAATTAGTTGATACTTTACCTGAAACTTCATCTGTAATTTTAGTTATTGTTGAGTCGCTTAATGTTGGATTAGAATTAACAGTAATTATAGTATCATCTCCAGCATATGACATATTAGTGATACTAGCTATTTTTATTATATCTTCAGCTCCACTAGTATCTATGAATTTAATTTTCTCACCTATTTGAAAGTTTTTTAATTCCAAATCTGTAGCTGTTATTATATTACCTACATTAGTTACTGTATGAGTATTAGTTTCACCAGTTTTAACATAAATATAATTAGATTCTTGAAATACTACTTTTTCTAAGAAAATACTATTGTTATTGTCATCTTTTGCAGTTCTTACACTTGATCCTAAATGTTGCTCAACTATTTGCCATTTACCACTTATATCATTTTTCTTAAATACGAATATTAAAACATTATCTTTTAATAATTTTGTTGAGTCTACCAAATCATATTCATCTACAAAATCTAAATTAGCTTTATAAATATCTTTGAATGATTTAATTGAATTATCAGAATTTAGTAAAGAACTATCAAATATATCCTTAACAGCATATTCTGCTTTACCATCTCCATTACTATCAACAGGCAAATACTTTTCATCTTCACTAACCACCCAATTAGGATCATCCCAGCGATATACTTTACCTAATAACTCAATATAGTATTTATCTGCTGGAGAACCTTGTATAACCCAATTAGTAGTATCTAAATCATACTCTACTAAATCTCCATTATCAAAATTACTAGTTGACCAATCTCCTAATAAATAGCTAATTTCAATTGATGAATCATTTGATGTTCCTTCTGCAACTGATATTGTAGTAACATCTACTGTAGTAACTCCATAATCAATAGCAGTAATTAGTAAATGACTAGTTCCATCGTTAATATAATCATTAATTGATAACTCATTAGTTAAATCTTTAGGAGACACAATTATATCAGGAGAGCTTGATCCAGCTGTAATATTAACTGCTTCAGTTTTTCTTAATATAGTATATCTCTCATCTTTAACTGGTTTTAGTGGTGCTTGTGTTTGGTTGAAGTTTCTAATAATTCCAATTTCATCAAAAAACATCGGCTCTTCATAATGATCAGCACTAGAGCAAACAGCGATTGATAAATCTTGTTTAGTTGTTACAAATCTATTAATTATTTCTAATTTATTTGTAGTGGTAAAATTGCTTTCCAAATTAAATTCAGCAACATCTTTATTATACATTGCTTCTATTGGTTTAGTTCTATTTTTTACATCTGTTCCATTATACCAATCACTATCTAGACTTAAATGCGAAACACCATTTAATTGCATTGAACTATTCTTAGCATTAGTTGGTACTGGTCTTACTACTTTTAAGTGATTACCTTGCATTAAATAATCTCTTGCATTGAACCAATTCTTATAATTAAAATCTGTCGGCTTCCCAAACTGTTCTAATAACTCACTAACTGAATATATATCAGTTATTGTTTTACCATATCCCATATCTGCATTTAAAACCATACCAGTAATGATACCAGTTTCTGTTGCTTGTGATGGAATAGATATTTCAGTTTCTTCAAATTCTATTGAAGGACTATATTTTGTCATATTTTATTCCTTTTTTATGTTAAGTTAATTATTTCTTTATATATGTATCAATTTAATAATGTCATTTAACCAGTGATCACTAGCTTTAACAAATGTAATACCTGTCTCATAAAGTACTTTCATATTACTATCTTTTACTACTAGTATATCAGTTTCATTTAATCCATCTTGTAATATCAGTATATTTAGTTTATCACCAATTTTATTAGACAGTTTTACTTCACAATTCAAATTATATATATATTCATCTAAACTTTCTTTATATTCAGAGTTACCGCTCCCTAATATCGAAATTGAAGTGAAATAATTTTCATATTTACTAAAATCTACTTTACTCAATGACTTCTTGATTGAATTAAATTGCTTATTATGGAAAGATTTAGTATCGAAATTGAATCTTATTTTAGTCGACTCATTCAATTCTTTACTTTCATTCACTTGTTCGTAATACTCTTTAAAATTTTTCATTTTTTCATCCTTTTTTTATTTTTATTTATATTTATAAACTACTTATATTTCTCTTATTTCCACACCACTTTCATTTACAATTATTGATATATTAACTACTCTAAGAATATCAGTAAAAGTAAATTTAAGACTAATATTCATCACACTGCCGGATAATTGAACATCTTTACTATAACCTCTAGTAATTTTACCATTCTTGTATAGTTTATTCAAATAGTTATCTAGTAAAGTATTTATATCACTAACTCTATCACTTGTAAGTAGTTTTAGTAATTGACTAAAGAAAAATCTTCTTAAATCATTCTTAATCATATTTAGAGTTTTTCTTTTCTGTAATTCTCTGAATATACTATCCATATCTTGTGTTGATGTAATACTATCAAATATAATAGCTTGAGCTAAATTATTGTAAGTTACTAGATTAATACCATTTCTATTTAAGTCTTTCTTATTCTGAATATCTGTAATATTAAACAATAGTCTATCAGTATTTTTGAATATTGTATTATACCCAACACCGGTGATACTTTCATTTTCAACAAAACTACCAGCAACATCACCAATTATAGGTAACCAAATATAATTCTCATTATAAAAATCATATTGTAATTTCATATTACCAAACATTGACATATAATCATTAAATACTTTTACTTTAGCATTATATCTAAAATCTTGACATCCGAAATCATTAGTTATTTGAGTTAGTATTTCACTTTCTGTTTTACCTAAGTAATTACTTTCTTCCCAAACACTATTTAAAGCTATGGTATTCCCTCTTTCTTTAGCTATATTAGTCATTATATCAAAGTCGTAACTATCTTCAAGAGAACTACATTTAAACCCTAATAAATAATCAACTGTAAAATAATCCTTATCTAAGAATATATTACTAGAATTAATTAACTCTTGTCTTGAATAATGCTCAATATCACTATAATCTTGAGTGGTATCAACTTGTATTGTTAATTCTTCTATTGAATAATCTTTAGTATCAACTTTTTCAGTATTAGAATTTAATTTTAAGTATATAAAATCTGAATCGTTATATACTTCAATTTCTGACTTTTGGTCATATTTTAGTATATAAGTTTCTTCTAAAATATATTTTTCTGTTTCATCTTTTTTGAAAATGATTATAGCAAATTCTCCATTAGTAAAATCTGGTTTACTAATGAATAAATCTTTATATGTTTTAATGGTATTATTAATTATAATATCACTTTCATAAAAATCTTTAATTGCTATATTTTGACTACTAGGAAATGCTGTTATAGTTTCCTCTGTAAGTGTTGTTTGTCCGTATTCTATCACGATTATTATTCCTCTATTTACTCCGAAGGTGGATTATCTCTCTCTATACTATATACTTTATTTTTATTTAATACATAGCATTGAGAATTATTATTAAAATAGTTCTCGTCAATTTCCCATTGGAGAGTATTTATATTATAAAATATAAATACTCCTTTATCAATACCTGATAATATATTAGCATCATTCCACTCACCACCAAGATATGTAATATAATTCACTGAATCTTCTTCTGGATTATCTATAATTATCATTGTAGTATCTGACTGTATTACTAATTTATCACTAGAAGTTAGTTCATTATAAGAACTAACTTCCTTAGTCATAATAATATCAGTTACATTATTTACATTATCGTAATTATGTGAAGATATTAAATAATTATTATCGTCATCAAGAATTTTAATAATATCATCATCTTCTAAATATTGATGATTATCGCCTAATATGAATATTGGAGTTGCTGGATAAGTTAAACTAGCTATCGTAGTTGTTTTAGCAACATCATTGATTAGTATAGTTTCATTATTATCAAAATCTCCAGTTAAATTATATAATATTACTGAATTACCAATTATTTGATGTACTTTTCCAGTAACACCACTATCAGAACCTTTAACAACCTCACCATAAGCAGGTGTTCCATCACCTATTATTAGAGTAAATTGAAACCCTATTAAAGTATCTTCAACTCTATAATTATTAGATTCAATTCTATTAACTACTTTAATTGATGCATAATCTATGTTTATATTTTCACCAGCTTTAATATGTGTTTGATTTCCTAGAGATATAATACAACTTTCACTAACTCCATTATGACTATAGACAGCTTCATCAATAACTACATAAGTATCTAATATATAACTATTGCTATATATTGAAGATACATCTTCATGAATATAAACTCCAATATCTCTAATTATTGGTATTTCTTCATTAGTAATTGGATTTTCCCATGCATCTTCTGCACCACAAACAGTAATAGCTAATTTATCTTCATTTTCTACATATCTATTATATACTTCTAAACTATGACTAGTTAAAGTATTATTAAATATAAGATTGGAAGCTAAATCTGTATTATATAAATCACTATTTTCAATATTATTAACTAGTATACTACTTCCAGTTAATTTCATTGAATAGTTTTTGTCATCAGAAGTTGGATTAATTACATAAATACCTTCATTAGCATACTGTAAATAATTGTAAATATTCCACCAAAATTTATAGTTACTAGATGTAGGTTTTCCAAAAACAGAAACTAATTGATCTTCATTTTCTATAATATAAGAATAATTTCTATATCCAGTATTAGCTGGTAAAATAGAGCCTACTTTCACATTAGGTAAAGTTCTATTTTCTCTAGATGATTCTTTTATGTTTATTTGAGGTATTTGTGCTTTCATATATACACCTATTTATTATTTACCTTTAGATTTTATATTTATCAGTTTGTTAAGATTTTTAGCAAAATCATTATTATTTTTAGCATCTATAGAAGCCATAGCAATAACATCTTTCAAATAATCACTAACTCTTTTATTCCCACCACCTTCTCTATATATTATTTTCCTATCATTATCTTTTAAAGCCCATTCAAAATTACTTAATGCATCTTTAAATCCAAAAGATTTTGTCCCTATTTTCTTAGGATTACCCATTGGATCTTTAAATGTTACTATAAGTTGTTCATCTGATTTATTTATAAATTCTCTAATCGTTTTCATAATTTATTCCTCTATATTATATCTAACTTGACCTAAGTAAATACCTTTATCAATTCTTTCATTGAATAATTGTATATACACAAAGCTATCAACTTCTGGTATATATCCACTTGTAAATGGAGTTGATATTCCATTTTCTAACCACATTCCATTCTCAGAACTTTCATCATCCATATCATGAATACCAACAACTCTAACGAAAATTCTCTCTCTTTTGAGTTCATCTTCGTTAGAAATTACTTTAGCGATATGTAGCTGATTTGAAGTCATTATTTAGAATATTTCTTTTTGATTTTTTTAATATATTCTTCTATTAAGCCCATATCATTAATACTAAATTTTTCAGACTCATTTTCAAATGAATGTGCTATACCAGATTCTGGCTTATATCCAATATTAACAGATATTCTAACAAACTCATTATCGAAACTTAGAGTAGTATAGCTTGTTGTTATTACTGCCCACTCATGTTTAAATACTTTTATTACTTTTGTTTTACTACCCTCATTCACTTCACTACTTTCGTTCACTTGCTCATAGTACTCTTTAAAATTTTTCATATTTCCATCCCACTTTTACTTATTATTATTGATTGAGTATAACCTTTAGTTGATATTTTATGCTCTATTTCTTGTAGAATATAAGCACCACTTATTTTATTATCAGTAGTTACACCATCACTATCGTATTTATAAATCACTAATGGAAGTATACAACCAAGCTTTCTTCCATAATCACCATTCACACCAACACTAAGTTTAAAACTATTATTTAATATATCATAATGTTTATTTGATAGTATTGCTTTCATTTCATCTTTATTTGAGAATAATACACCTTCATTATTACCATAATCAGTATTATTAAATTTTTCATTCATTAAAATCTTACTATAACTTGCATCTTCATTCTTTAAAAGTTGTATTATATCATTATCAACTTTCTCAACTTTACCATTATCAAAATTGAAAGTAGTTAGAGTAGTATTTATTCCTTTTTCTAACAATTTCAATATATCAAATTCTTGAATAATATCTAACTTAGTAATATTAGAAATATATTCCATATTCTCAGCATCATTTAATAATACTTTTTCATATTTCTGAATGATACCTTTATTCATTGAGTTATAATTTACAATATTCATCTTTTGAGTAAATAAATCTGGGAATGCTAAATATCCACCTCTTTTACTAGCATCAACACTATGTTTCAACATATATCTAATACTCTTTATAATCGACTGATTAGGTAGCATTAAATTAACTCCCTTATCACTTTCAACTATTATATCACTTTCAACTCTATTTGTCTTTAAAAGCTTCTTAATGATGTCTGTGTACTTAGTAGAATTATAAGATTTAGTAAATGTCTTTGAATATAAATCAGGTGCATACCAACTACAAAATTTTAAAGTAATTTTATTGTTACCTTGAGTAGTTCCATCTTCTATTGCATATATTAAAAATGTCAAAGTTTTTTGAACATCTTCAAGAATATCATATACTAGAAATGTAACTTTATATTCTTCACTTTCATATATTTCTTTAGGGTCAATAAATGCGAAATCAAAAATATTCAATTCACCCTCAATAATTTGAGAGTGAATTGATTCTTTGATTACTACTCCTTCAATTGAATTTGAAGGAAATATTCTGTCATTAATGACACATTCTAATAGCATTATATTATTTCACAAAATATGCTTTAGCGTAATCTAATCTCATACCCGGATTACTCATAGCTTGTTTACTAATTTCATCCATCATTGGATGTCCACCTACAAAACTACCAACACCAGTCAATTCAACAAAATTTTTAGCTTTATTTATATTTTCGATACTTAGTTTAAATTCATCTGTATCTGAAAAATAATCTTCTATTTCTTTCATCCACTTTTTTGGATTTATCTTAGTAAACCCATTAGAGCCCTTTGACGAATATAAATCTATTCTGATTTTATCTACTCTCTGTGTTGCTTCATCAATACTTTGTTCGTAATATTCTTTGAAATTTTTTATAATTTACATCCTTTTTAATTTAATTTATTGAATAATTCTAATATTTCATTTGATAGTTTCTTATCCTTTACCATTAATTTTGTTTTAACTTTATAATAAATATCATCCCAAGTTAAATATACTTTACCATTATTGATATAAACAAATAAACTAAACGACACAGGATTAAAAGTTCCTTGTGTTGCTTCATATTTATAATCATATTCAGAAGTTACTTCCCATCCGTTTTTTTTGTTTATCTAACCACATTGCACTACTAACAGCATCTTTAGGCTCTGATTTAACTCAATGACCTCCATGAAATAAATCTCTTTTAAATTTCTTAAAAAGAGGGGTTGCTGTCTTAAACATAAATGGATATTCCATCATTCCATTTACTTTAGCATACTTCATTATAGATTTATTTACACTTTCAACTTCATTATCCATATCTGGTGCAAAAGTTCCTTCATTCACAAATTCTCTAATTGTAATCATTTTATTTATCCTTTTTCATAAAATCATATATTTTTCTGAGTATTATTAAAATAAATAAATTAATACTATATATTCTTTATTTATTTCATTTTACTTACACTTTAGTTATATCATTTAATTTAACAGAAGGTGTTTTACCCCAATCAGTCCATTTAATTTTATAACGTTCCTCCACTTTTTTAAGTGAGTCTATTATATTACTATCTTTCATATACCAAGTTAAATCACTTCCAGCACTAATTCCTTGTGCATACTCAACACTGTTACTATTCTTAGAAAAATAAGTACCCCCAATTTGTCTATAATCATTCTTATATTTAGCGTAAATCGATATTATTTTAGTTGAATTCCTCCCAAATTTTAAAAAAAATTCAATTGACTTAATTTTTTTTGTTATTACTCTATTACTATATATAACCCACCCGCTAGATTCTAATTTATCATACATTTTCTGAAAGTTTTTTGGACCATCCCATTCTCCTTCCCATCCTCCTCTTATTCCATACACATAATCTTCATTCACAAATTCTCTAATTGTAATCATTTTATTTCTCCTTTTTTAATTAATCTTCAAGCATATCATTCCATCTTCTTTTCCAAAAGATGTATTAAATCCAATTTTTTCTAATGATTTAGATAATTTAGTTAATTCACTTTTACTATCATTTATACTTATAACATGTGTTACATTTCTTTTAGTCTCAGACACAGCAAAATTTCTACCAATAAAATCTTCTAGATACATTGATTGTTTCATTCTATCTAGAGATCTATAATAAGCCATATCAAACTCTCTTACTGTTTTCATTTTTTTATCCTTTCATAAAATCATATATTTTTCTAAGTATAATATATAAATACTCAGATTTAATTACTTTAATTTCTCTTTTCAAATCATTCACTTCTTTTAACTTTTCATAATATATATCTTCACTTGAATATTTATACTCATTCTCATATAGATATAAAGCTAATTCTTTCAATTTAACTTCACTTAATGGCATATCATAATAACTAATATTGTTTATAAGTGGAATTAACCACCAAAATGCAGTTGTTTCATAAATTTTATTAGAAATCTTATCAAATCTATCATCATTATTTATAAAATAATTATCACAATATTCATGTAATTCTGTAAAGTCTATTCCAGAAAATGATTGTAAATTTTTGAGATTAAAAACTATTGGTTGCTTATTGTTGTATTTAATATTATTATCTTTATTATATTGAGAAATATCTAATTCTATTTCTTCAAGATAATCTGAAAATATTTCTAATGACATTATTTTGACTCCATTATTTTATCAATTCTTTTACTAACAGTCATTTTTTCACTTGTTCCGTTATCTGGCTCTTCATAATATTTCTTAGTTGAAGTAAATGACATTGATACTTTATAAACTTGTAAAGCACCATCTTCCCTAAATTTCAAATCAACATTATTTCCACTATCAGAAGTCATGTTAAAACTTGCCATTCCTAAATCTTTAAAATTAGTGAATAAATCTGTTGTGCTTTTATGTTTATTAGTTACTAAAGCAACTCCATTATCTTTTTCCTTTATCATTACTTCAATATCAAATAATGCTGGATAATCAAACCACTCACCATTTTTAGAATTAGGAATAGTTCCTTGTTTTAAAATTCTTAATGCTTTATCAACAGCAATCATTTCATCTCTAGTTTTAGGTCTAAAATCAAAATTTAAAGTAGTATCTAAGAAGCTTGGTTTAAATTGTTTTATTTCTAATGGTGTTAATGCTTGATTTGTATTATATTGTAATTGATTCTTTAATAATGAATATTGATTACTAACAAAGCTTCCAACACCAAATAGTTTAGCACCACCTTTAATTGCAGTTTCTAATATTTTTTCAGTACTTATAAGTTCAGTTGATGACCAATCACCTGCAAGACTAATTCCAAAATCTGCTGGTATGTATGTTTCAAATTCAAATACTCCCTCACTTCCATATCCAGTATCTTTATATTTAGAACTAAGTAAAGTATTTTGCTCATCACTACTTAATATATTAGCTTTTTTATCATCTCCAGGTATCCAAGACATAATATTACTAACAACACCTTTCAATTTATCACCATATCCATCAACCATATTTTTAACATTAGCAAATCCATCACTAGATTCTTTAAATGTTTTCATAGTAATTTTTAAATAAGCTCTATATTTTTTAAATTCACTTTCTCTTGGATATTGTAATTTATGTTTTATTGGCATTATATTATTATCCTAAATGTTTTAGAACTACCTGCAAAAATAGTTGTTAATGGTAAATAGCATTGATATAATAATTCTTTTCTTGAAACTTCATCATTATAGAAAATTTGTATAAGTCTAAAATCTTTATCACCACCTGATGCTACCTCAAATTCTAATAATAAGTTATTAAGATACTGCTCTTTTATTTCATCTACATCTGATGAATATAATAAAATTTTACCATCATGAGAAATTAGTTTTAAGTTACTATCTGCAATATCATACTCAACTAAATATTCACTAAGAACTTTATGAGTAAGTATTTCTTGGGAATCACCTGTAAATTTATTATATCTAATAATATCACCCTCAGAAACTTCTTTACAATAAGTAATTTCAGATGTTAGTATTTTAGATTTAATACCATCAGCAGATGAATATAAATCAATAAATTCTGTTGAATAAATATCATTCATCATATTATTAAAAAGAGATGGTACTCTATAATCATTAGCAATATTATTATAAAGATTATCTGTTATATAAATGTCTGGATAAACAGCATATTCAGTAATATAACTTCTAGTAGTAAAGATTATATATTGCTTACTATTATTTGCGTAGTAAGAAAATATTAAATAATCTAAATCTCTAACTTTTTCTTCAAACTTCAACCCCCTAATAATTGGTTTATAGTCATCTGAGCTTATACATAAATCAAATAATGTTCCTTCAATATTTTTATCCTGCAACTCAATATAGAAAGGTAATGATAAATCGTAAACTATTACTCCCCCATTCAAGTCTGCCTTCATTTTCATATCACCAAAATTAGAAGTTTTTGATAGAGTATCTAACGCATTCATTTCAACATTTAATGTTTCATAATTTTTAGATATTTCAGATTTTCTAATAAATCTCTCAACAACTCCTTGTTTTATCTTAAAATTATCGTCATTATTGGGTTTTTTAATATTATAATAGTTGCTAAAACTAGTTGAGCTATCTGTAGATAAATTAGATATTATTATCCAATGATCAGACACTTTATAAACACTCCATTCTATTGTATCATTTAAATCAAATATTGTAATGTTGGTTCCTGCAACTATACTAGTTGTTCCATTAACATTATCAATACCAATAACAACACTATCTCCCCACTGTATAATATTATTATCATCATCAACTCTATTATTAAGATTATACCACAAACTATTGCTATCTTCTAATAGGTTTATATTATTTATTCTAAAATTTTGTTGTGCATCAAATCCTGATAAAATCATTATCTATCCTGTAGTAAATTTTATTTCTATATCTTCTTTTATTAAAGACTCAAATTTATTTTTTAAAGTGTTTTTGATGGTTAATTTGTATAAAGAAAGGTTTTCTAATTCTGGTTTTATATATACAATATTTTCTTGTATAACATAATCATATTCTATTTCAACAAATGTACCATTCTTGATTATAGTTATATCTCTAACTTCAAAATCATCACTAATAATATTTGAAAATACTAATTTGAATTTATGATCTATTAGTATTGTTGAATAATTACTTACTGATGACTCTAAGAGAGTAAAATCCATGAATGCTCTCTTATAGCCAATATTAGAGTTTAATTTTAAAGTATCTTTCAAATTTATATTATTAATTTCTTTAAATGAATAATAATTTGTACCATTTAATATAGGATTATTATGTATGTATCCTAAATTCATTAACTTGATTTCATCTTTAATTCTTATATCTTTAGTTTGTAAAAAATCAGAAGTTAAATTTATAGTATCTAAATTTGTATAATATACTAACCACCCCACAGGATGTACTAATGGTTTAATTATTAAATTCCAAATATCTTCATTTAATATGGACTGAACATTATATACAGTTTCTTTCAATTTTGTTATAATTGTTGGTGGTAATTCAACTAATATATTATTATATGTTATTAATGGATCATTAGGAAAATTATATGATTTGTTAGATATAATATTTCCAGGTACATAATCTATGTCAATATCTCCATATGAAGTAATATATAAAGGATTATCTTTATCATAGTTTATTATTTTATATCTTTTACTTACTGATAATTTACCAGAAGTAATATATTCAGTATCTGATGATGTTATTACTTGAACAGAACCACTTTGTGCATATAAACTTTCAGTTGCAGTAAATAAGTTACCAACTTTCTTATCAATACCAAAATAATCTTTTTCAGTTGCTAATATTCTATACCTTTCACCAACAACTAGATAGCTATCATAATCTATTGTTGTTAATTTAATACCATACTGCTTGTTAAACTTCAATTCTAAATAGAATGTTATAATAAACATAGTATAATCTTTAGTGCCTTTAAATCGCTTAAAATGATTGATATTTGACAAGAAATAATTCTTTAAATCCCTAATATCATTTTGTCTTAATTCATATAAATCATTTTTATATAAAATATCAATATCTTTATCAACTGACAAATCGATTAATTCATTACTATTTCTCTTTCTAACATCTAAGAAAAAATCTTTAAATTCATTAGCATAAGTTTCTATATATTGATCTTCTAAATAATGAGATGTTTTAATATCAATTTCTTCTGAGCCATAATCTATATCTAACTCATTATCATATAGAACTTGTTCATAGTTTATATCACTTGAATTTAATATATAGTCTAATGTATTATTAGCAGTTATATTAAGAAGCTTGTCAAATATTTTGATGTTTTGTATCATTTATAATTCCAAATATGATTTAAAAATACTTTTAATATCACTATCATTATTGAATAATTTGCTTGGTAGAAAATCATTCATTTCATCTTTCTTATATTTCTTAAAAAATTCACCATACTCACTAATAATACTAACATCTTCATAATTAATAGATATACTATCTAAAACTACATTAGTAACATTATTAAACTCTATTTTAATATAAGCACAATCATAGCTTTTATCAAAAGAAAAATTAGTTAATAATTGGTTACTAACACTACTTTCAATAGTTGTCCAATTCAAATTATCATTACTAACTAGTAAATTACAAGTATCAAATGTTATTGTAGATAAATTCATTGTTAAATTATCTATTGAATAATTATTTAATAAATGAATTTTAATATAATGATCTTCACCAGTATCCGTAACACTCCAATCAATATTCTCATATCCTTTAGATATTGAGAAATCATTATTTGAATTATTAACACTAAATGAAATATAAGTATTTATGTCAGACATCAAATTTAATAGCATTATTTATCCTTTTTATTTAAAAACATCATCAGGCCTTAGCATTTTATCTTTTAATCTATATGATCTTTCTACAATTCTATTCACTCTACCAAATCTACCATGATACATAAGATTAAATTCTATCGTTATATATTTTTTATTTAATTTAATAGTATCACTCATCATTATCGCTTTAGATGGGCTATCAGCTTCTTTCCAAGATAATAAATCTTTTTCATCTTTTGTTAATATATGTCTAAATTCATCAAATAACTTACTTGGGTTTAATGGTAGTTTTTCAAGTAATTTAACTACTCTAGCAGTTTGTTGTGATACTTTACTAATTAATTTCCAATCACCATCTATTTTAGCTTCATTTATTTCTATAAATTCTCTAATTGTTTGCATTTTATAATTCCTTTACATTATTTAAGTTTGGTATAACAAATATTGTTGAATCTGTATCAAATGACGCATTTATGTTAGTTAAACCCTCTATACTATTCTGAGATACTAAACTCATGCTATGAATTTCACTACCCATTATTTCATTTAAAGTTTCTGATAATTCAGGAATTGGAGTAATATAATTTGAACTCAATCTATCTTTATATATAATAATATTATCATTAAAATAAATTACTCCACCATTAACATCAATATCAGCTAGTATAACACCATCATAAATTTCATGTGCATAAATCTCAAATACATTGTTATTTTTTTCTATACTAAACATATTATCTTTATAGTTTGTATAATTACCTGTTGTTCCATAACTATCTGTATTTATAATCTCAATATTAAATCCAGAATAACCTAATGTAAGTATTTCTTTTAGATCCTCGTCAAGAATTAGTATTTGAGAATTAACTTCATCTAAAGTGCTAGTAAAAACATCATCATTAGTAATTTCTGGAGTATTTAATAGTTTTATAGAAAAGATTTTCTTTTTTGAAGATATTTGTAAATTCATATTATTTTTCACTAAAGATTCTTCATTACTAAAAATAACATTTCCTAATAATTCATATTGTGTTTCTATTATATTATTAGTATACTTTACATTTTTAGTAAATTGATAATTAAAAATATCAGAATTTGATAGTTGCTGTATACCTAAATTTTCAAATAAAATCTGAACAGCATAAGTATTTTCTACTATTTTTAAAACATAATTTTTAATAGGTTCACTAATTTCTAAAACTTCACCTACTAAGTATGTAACACCATTATATGAAAAATAAACAAAATAAGCATCTTGATTATCACTATAATTATAAAAGTATTCAGTATTAGAATCTTGTATCCTATCAGTAGAATAATATAATGGTATATTTCCATTAACAAATGATTCACTTGATTTATCTATTTTATAATGAAATACACTTACATTTACCATTTTCTTATTAATATATACATTAGTAATATCTTGATCAATAACATTTCCATTAGTATCAAATATTAAGTTAAATATTTTTGATACATTATTATTAGAAATATTATCTGAACTGACAATATTCCTAGTAAAAGAACTACCAGTAGAAGTAGTACCATTACTTAAACCTCCACAATATAGTGTCCTGTCTTGTATCTGTAATTTATCATAATTATAGCTATTATGATTTATTAAATTAAGTAAATGTTGCTCATTATTTTGTAAGAAGTTTTTAGGAATTTTTAGGAATTTTTTATCTAAAATATTATCCTTGCTTATAACTAATTTATATGATGTTTCCACTTCACTTGAAATTATATTATCATTTTGATTTATTATCTTGAAAAATGAACTATCTCTATAATTTTTATTAAAGCCAAATAAATTATCACTATCATAATACTCATCTTCAACATAATCAAGTAGACTATTAAATACTTCTTTACTAACAATATTAATATCCTTATCTTTTCTTATCTCAATATAAGGTGTAATATCAATATATAAATATGTTGGGGAAATAAGGTTTAAATAAACCCATCCATTATAGTGTCCTTCAATTTCATCATATTTTTCTATTGAAGTTACTAATGATGTTATTTCGCTAATAGGAAAAGTACCATTATCATAATAATTAGTAGTTTTATCAGTTTCAGTTCTATAATCTTCTGGCACTAAAGCTAAATATGTGGTACCTAATAGATTACCATTATTATAATTAACAGTTGCTAAATTTGAATATGCAACATGATTCTCTGCAACAGTCTCTAACACTCTATAATCATGTTGAATTATTGAATTACCAATAGATGAAAAATATTTTGGTGCAATCTTCTTAATTTCATTTATTGACTCAAAACCTTTACCACCAAAAGAGCTAGATATAGTAAAATCATAATTAGATTTATTATTTATATCAACTACTGAATTTGATTTAAGACTAACTAACTCAAACTCATTTTCACCATCCCCGTCAACCCCACTTGTAGTATAATAGCTAACTGTAATTTTTTCACTTGACTGAGGTTTTTGTCCAACTAAACCATTACCAAATATAATTTTCACTTTATTATTTTTATTAATCTCAATGAAATATACTCTTGAATTTTGTGTTGGTATATCTGAAAATTCGGTTATTTTTTTCCATTCATATTCATTACCTGATATTATAGACTTTATTGAAATATCATCTTGTGAAATGTTTGAAGTTGGTAGTAATATTTCTTGATTAACTAAATTATCACCATAATAATCTAAACTTTGAATTATTTTATCTTCAATAATGAAATTAGCAGTATACTCATCATTGCTATTTTTAGTAAAAGTAACATTATTAGCAACATAGTTTAATGAATTATTTAATCCAATAAAATTCACATTAGATAATTGAAATGATGTAGTATCAATTAAAGTACCATTAAAAGTGGCATTAACTCTAGCTCTTGATGGTATTCTCATTCTTGGAGTATATCCTAATTGAGATGCAAGTAAATAAGTTGATTCAATATTATTTGAGCTATCAAGATATAGATTATTTATTGCTGTTTGTATATATTGAGAATTAAGCATTGTTGAATATGATAATGCCTTAATCAATAGAGAAAAGTTAGACGAATCTGCATAAGAAATATCAAGAGTTTTAAAATAATCTTTTAGCTCTGTTTGTATTCCTTCAAAATCTAAATTTAATGATGAGAATTTGAAATCACTCATTGTATTATTTCCTTTAATAAATGTATTTTATTTATATTTATAAAAATACTAAAAACCACTTAACTATTTTCCATTGGTTAAGTGGTTTTTTAGTATTATCATATTTAAACAAATATTATAATTTACTAATCATTTTCATAATTTTAGAAATATCTTTTAATGAATATTTCTTTTTAGTTAATTCTTTCTTAATCATTTCATCTCTATTTTTGCTAAGTTTGAACTGATCATAAAGATTTGTAGCAATATCTATCATGTCAATTGATGATTCATTTTGAAATCTATCACTATTAACAAAACTATCAAAAGCATCTCCACTATCAATAAATTCTTTACCCTTTACATCCACTTCATCTTGAATATATGATTTAACTTTCTCTTTAAAATCATAAACATTACCGTCTTGTGCATTCTTTAGTATATCACTTATTACATCATTTTCCATCTTATTATTTCCTTATTTTAAATTTAGAAGCGGGAGAGGGATTTGAACCCTCGACCTTTAGATTATGAGCCTAAAATGCTACCACTACACCATCCCGCAATATATTATTATTTATAATTCTGTTAACTTCTCTAACAATATAACTAATTTTATTAGAGAAGTCAAATAAAATATTATTTTTTAACTTTAGCAATTTCTGAAGCTTCTTGATATAAATCTGATTGCTTAAATTCATTATGTAGCATATCACCAAAACCATTCTTTAATTCTTTTTCCCAAGCACTATTAGGAATATCCATAATTTCTCTAAATGATTGCTCAGTATTTTTTAATTTCCAATTCCTTTGTCTACCATCTTGAACTTTTTCTAATATTCCATAATTGATAGCAAATTCAGATAGTCCAGAATATCTTAACAAACCTTTTTTATTATGAATAACAAATGTAATTTTAGTTTTATCTTTTGATCTTCTAGCTTTAGCAGAATATGATGTTATTTCAGTAGCAATAGGTACTTTCTTTTTAGACTTCTTACCATCTTCTTTCATATACTCAACTGTCTCATAAATAGTTCTTTTTGTTAATTCTAGTGTTACAGATGGTGCAAATGACTGAGCTTTACCACCGGATGTTGTTGATTTTTGATCTGCTGTTAGAAATGCACCAGTCGCCATAGAATCATATTTTCTATTAACAAATACCATTGGAATTGATCTTCTACTAGCTGGTGCCAAGATAACTTTAAACATCAAATTAGATTCTCTTGCTTTACTACCTAAAGCGGCATGACTTTCACCCTCTTTCAAGTTATATTCAGCTTCACTTGCTAAATTACCAATACTATCAATGAAAAATGCCCAATGATGACCTAATTTAAACTTCTTTAATTTTTCTCTAATAGCATCTTTAAGTTCTAAAGTATGATTAACCTCAGTCATTACAAGTCTATTTAAGTCTAAACCTTCTTTCTCTAGTTTATTTGCATCAACTCCACCTTCAGTTTCTATCAATTCACATACACTATCATCAAACATTTTTTGAAAATTTCTCATTATTATTTTCATAATTAGAGATTTTCCACTTCCTTCCGCACCTAATAACTGTAATGACATATTACTAGCCATTCCAGTATTTTGTGCTTCTACTTGATAGTTTAAGAGAACATTACCCATATCAATGTGATATGCTGGTGTATAGTTCTCTCTAACTTCATTTAATATCTTTGGTTCATTCTTTACAGTTCCAGCAATCATTTGAATTAAATCATTTGCTGACATAGTTTTTTTAGCCATTGGTTTATTTCTCCTATAATTAATTTATATCTGTGAATATCCTTTTGCTTCATTCTTAGTATGAAAGAAGTTCAAGTAAGAATATTTACTATCTTTACCAATTACTAACCAAATATATTTAGTTGGTTTAACTGGTTTATCTCCATTGTATTCTTTTTCACTTCTTTTATATTCTGGTAAAACTTCCCACCAAATATCAAAATTTTCAGTTTTATCCATTTTATGATAAAATGGAATTTTAAACATTCTTTGATTATCTTTTTTAGCAAATGGTTTAACATTCTTAAAATAATCTAATAATTGTTTAGCTGTATTAGGTTCTTTTTTATATTCTGGATTATCACTATATGAAGCTAATTTTGCAACATCAGTTTTAAAAACTGGTCCACTTCCACTTCCTGGTCCATTAGCTATCCAAAGATATGGACTATGAAAATATACTTGTTCATATGATCTAGCTTCATTCATTGTTTCTTCGTAATACTCTTTAAAATTTTTCATTTCCTTTATTTTTAATTAACTCACAAATGTAATATAATCAATATATTATTGCTTGTCAAGCTTTATTCAGTTTTTAATATTAAAGAGTCTGGTATAAAAAGGTGTCATTGCGAACATAGTGAAGCAATCTCAGATTTTCGTAGGCTGAAATATTGGGATTACTTCGTCGTAAACTCCTAGTAATGACAGATTTTTGACCTTTTTATACTGGACTCATTAAATATTTTACATATCTGCAACTAATTCTTTAGCATTTTCTCTTGCTAATTTTACATCATATTTTCCAGCATATCTTGTTTTCATATACTTCATAAGTTCACTGACCTTCATTTTACCAGATTCTGCCATAGCTTGTCTTATTTTATCTGCACCCATTTCATAAGTTTTACCTTCACTTAATATTTCTTGTTCATAATACTCTTTGAAATTTTTCATTTTCTTATCCTTTTTTTTTAATTAACATATAATCAAATATACTAAATATAATCAAATATGTCAAGTTATTTTATTTTTTATTTTTCAGATGGTATTAAAATTCCATCTTTATATATCATTTCAATATTATTTTTAGGGTCTATAATTCTATCACCTTCTTTCAATGTATCTTTAATTATTTCTAATTCATCAATATCAATAGCTAATTCTTGATCATCTTTATTTAATTTCTTTTTATTTCTATATACTTCTAATAAGTCATTAAAATCTTCATCAACACCATCTTCATCTTTTTCATCATCCTGCTCATCTTCATCATCTTCAGGCTTTTTCTCTTTCTTAGTATTATTCTCTGGTGGACTATAGTCATCATCACTATCAGGGTTATCATCCTGCTCTAAATCTGGATCTTTAGGTAGTTTCTTAATTTCGTCAGTTAACTGCTTTTCAATTTCTTCTTTTTGCTCTTCAGTCAATTTCAATACATTATCCATTACCCACTCTCTTGAGAATATAGTTAAATTACCATTAAAATCTTTTAATGTATATTCTGAAATTGTTGATAGCACTTCTAGTCTTGATCTTAGAGCCGCTATTCTTTTTAATTCGTCAAAATCATTATTATTTAAGAAATTAAATGTAATAATTCTTTTATAAATATCTTCCCATTCTTGCTCACTACAAATACCTTTTGCTATTAAATGTTTCTTTAATTGGTTTCTGAATAAATGAGTTAATTTTAATCTCAGCTTAGTAATGAACTTAAAAAATGATAATTCTTCTCTTTCTATTTCTTGAGTTTCACCAAATTGAAAAGTTGCTTCTTTACTTTTTCTTAATCTAGGAACTTTCAATGATCTATATAATAAATCTTGGAAGTATTCTAAAATTGGCATTTCACCAATATTCATATCACTTGCTGATAAATTCTCTATTTGAGTACCCTTTTCACCATTTCTTCTACCAAGATAAATATCTTTAGTAAGTTTAATCTTATCTTTAGAATTGCTCGTAGAACCAGTTGCTGGATCATATTTTATAACACTTGAATTAGCTTTTGCAATACCTTGAATTTTAGCAAGCGCTTTCTTTTCTGGCATATCACCAACATCAATATAATAAACCATTCTTTCAGTTGATCTAGTCAACGCATAAACTATAATTGAAGTCTCTATTGAATTTAACTTATTAATTGGCATTACTGCATAATTCAAATATGACATATACATTTTCCTAGCTGGATCCCAACTCCCAGAACTACATAATGAAATTTGATCATCAACCCATATTTTTTTCATTGCCGTTTCTTGATCTAAAAATGAATAACCATTATTATCATATTTTTGTTTATAATAAATGAATTTCTTTCTTTTTTTACTATATTCTTTTACCATACCAATTGGGTCTAATATATTAATTGCTTGAATACCACCTTTCATATTATCATTATCAAATATATCTTCAGATATTAGGACGCTATCAATATAAAATCTTCTGAAATATACCTCTAAATTTTCATCAAGGTTTTGTAATGAGTATAAATATTTCCATTCATCTATAATTTTCTTTTTATTGTTCTCTGTAATTTTCTTATCTTCAAGTTTCTTAAAATCTAATTGTATAATATCTTCAGATAAATCATTAGTAACAATTGCATCATTAGTAATTTCTTCAATTGCTTCTTGGACTTCAATATGCTGACTAGCCATATTTCTCCACATTGGAATATATTCACTAGGATTTTTAATTTTATATAATTCAATATACTCACCACTATTAGTATTTGTGTATGCTAAATCAGATAATATATCTTTTTGAGTTGATATAGTTGATAAATTTTTATTTTCTTCTTTTGCTTGTAGTAAATCTTTTTCTAATTTTTCAATTAGTAAGTCTTTCTTAAATTTTTTCTTTGCCATTTTTATATGTTCCTATTTTTAATTATTTAATAACCCTTAACCTTATGTCCTTTACTCTTATGACTCCAACGTGCACGATGAACGTTCCTACCTTCTTTTGTAAATAGCTTATCATAAAAGTTTAGAGGAACTCTTCTATATCCTGTTCCTCTTTTAATTATATAATGTCTATATGCATTATTTCCTATAATTGCTTTATTTAATATAGAATTAGCTTTTATATCATCAAACGTCATTTGTATAAATCTTTTCTTTTTTAATCTTAAATTTTTACCAGTAGTCCAATCTAACTTCATATAGTTTTTTACTATAATATCAAATACTTTAGTTTTCTGTGATCGAGATAACCAATGCATATTAATACCTTGTAAAATAAAATTTTTAGTTTTCTTTGCAGTAAAAGTTCCTAGTGTAATAAGTAAAGGGGATTTATCATACTTATCTAGTGTATCTTTAGTTATAGCATCATACTTAAAAACAATAACTTCACCTGCATTAAAATCAGATATTTTTTTCATTGATCTTCTACTTCTAATAACCAAATCTCTATCTTCTTTTTTCTTGACTCTATTATTCTCTAATATTTGCTTTCTAGCTAATCTTCTTTTCTTCATTTATTATAATCTTCTTTTATTCATATCAAACAGTTAGTTTAATTCAATTTTAAATGTAATTCTATATAAATACTTATCTTAACATTGAAATTGATTTAAACACTACTTATGAAGCTATTTCCCATCCATCATCCAGAGCACTATAAATATCAATATATTTTAACTTGATTATAAAGCCTGTATATAAACTCTCTACAATAAAAAATAAATTATCATTCTTTCTTATATCAATATCTATAATTTCTACATTTTCATTTTCTCTAATAACTAATTCATTATTGAAAAAATAATTCTTGTTTGCTAACATTTTTTGTTATTCCTAAATTATAAGACTTTTCATTTATTTATAAAACATATATATATATTATTAAGTTATTTACTCTAGTTGAATTTTAGTCTTGCAAGGAATGCTTCAGTTATAATTTTAAACTCAGCATTTATGCCTTTCTCTTTCTCTTTCTTACAAAATTCTTCAACAACTTCCCATTTAGCTAAATTTTTTCTATAATCAAGTATCATAGCTGGATAAGATGGTGCTCCTGT